TTTCTTTCCAATAGGTATGCAATCCTATATGAGCTAATTGTCCCTTTTCTATAGACTTAGAAACCCCAAAAATAGGAACAAGATGCCTATTGAAAACATAGTTATACCTTGCAGCGCATCCCATAAAAGCGGAGAGCACTTGACTGTCAACTTGAACATTAGTCCACCTATCTTCTTTAACTACCTGTAGGTCTGGTTCAGTTGGTTTAATAATATTACTTTCTACTGACATAATTTTATCTATTTTTTATCAATCCACTTAACATTCTTAGTAGTATTAAGCATATTAGCCACTGAGAAAATAGTAGAAGCACTAACAGTTATCTCATGTTCTTCTACTTCATCTTCTTCATCTTTAGGTGCATCGGGATGTTTAGCAATAATAACTTCTTTCTTAAAAGTTACCTTACCATCTTCATTACAACTAATCTTAGTATCTCCATCTTCAAGAGTAAAAGGCTTATGAACATATCTTTTCATCTTACCTGCACGATTTGGTAACATTACCTATTCCTTCCTTCTTTATGACTCATAATATAGATATCATGACGATAAAATTTATACCATCTATATAAATATCTAAAGAATTTTCTAATCACTTCTCATCCCTCATCTTAATCATCCTCAAACAATCAAAAAGAACTTCAGCTTGAGCACTAAGAGCTTTCAATAACTTAATATAAAGTTCAGGAGAAATAGTAGGATACATAGCTCTTATAGTATAAGCTAATTGATTAACTAATTCTTTTTCAGACTCGTTAATACCGTAAAGTTCCCATAATTCCTTCTGTCTTTCTATCATCATTTTAATATCTTCAGATTTTAAATTTTTAAATTCTGAAAGCATTTAGTCCTCTCTTACTATCGGTTCAATAATAGTAATATCTTTCTTCTTCTTCCAAGAATATCTAATGGTCTGCCATGTTCCGCTTCTAATGGAATGTTTAAACTCTTTAGGAGTTGCTATCATCCAAGCTACATAATCAACTAAATCTTTATTACGCTCAAGATATGGCTTACGTGGCATCCATCTTACTTGTATTGCTTCATCCTTATAAGTAATGGTATACCACTGACCGTTATCGTTATTATAAATTCTTCCTTCATTAAAAACCCAACCCCTTTTCTTAGCATCTGTAAGAGGGAATAAAGTAAATACCCTAATACCAAAATCAAAGGCTATATCAACAGACTCTTTATCAGAACCTATACAATCTCCCGTGCAGAACTCAGTTCCTTTCTTTAACTCAATAACCTTTAATAGCATATCCTTTTGATATTGAGTCATTCCTTTTTGAGTTCCGGTAAATCCTATTATCATTTCTTTTCTATCTTCTCTAAAGAATCTGCAAATTCTTCTACAGTTAGAGCAGACCCAATTAAAGCTGTTCTAGCATCCATATTACCTAATTTTTCTTGATAAGATGCTAAACTTCTTTGTTGACTAGCCCAATTTCTCATGTTCTTAATAAGTGTTTTAATAGTCATCTAATCATCCTCAAATTCCCAACCACATTCTTTACACTGCTTAACTTTCCCTTTACTAATCAGTGCGTTCTTAGCTTTACAATTAGGACAAGTTCCTTCTGTCATATTTTATCTTTCTTTAAAAGATTAAAGCAAAGAATAACAATTATTATGGCTAAAGTAGTCATAACCAATCACTCAACGCAAGATAGTTAATATAATAACTAAGAGTCATTCCCTTAGTTTTAGCTTTTGTCCTAAGAATCTCTAATTGAAACTTATAAGCTCCATAACTACCATGAGAACGGCGCGTTCCATTCTTACTTTTCTTTAATCTCTTTAATGTCTTCTTTGCTGATGTCGTGGAACTTGATTTCTTCGACATATCTATCTAACCTCTTATTAAAATCAATAACTGTCTGGTCAAATTCATGACTAACATAACCGGCTCTTTTTAAGAAATAATCATTAAGAGCTATTGCTTCTTCTTGAGTTAGAACTAAAAATTTTTCATGTTTATCAAATTCTTGTCTAGGACAAACAATAACTCCTTCTTTTTCATCTAATGCAACTAAGATAGTATTCATTAAGTTTCTTCTTTCTTCTTAGCAACCCCATTTAATCTTTCAATAGCCTGTTCCAGCGCGTTATAATCTCCAACTAATTGATTATTAATCTTTCTAATATTACTATTACTATGAGAGTATCTTAAATCGGTAGCAATCATATGACGTATCTTACCTAATAGCATCATATGAGTATGAATAACATCGACAGGGATAAAATAAATCTGCTCTCCATTTAGTTCTGAAGGTCTAACTTTGCTCATATCTTTATCTCATCAATAGGTCCACTAATTTCTAAATCTCCATAAACTTCAGATAATATTTTAACTTCATCATCTTCTTCTTCAAACATTTCTCTAGCTTCATCTATAGTATCAGCTATTACTTCAACTACTTCTATAATAGTTTGCTTTCTAGTAGCTCTAAATAATCTTTTCATATATCAAATCCCTGCTCTCGTTTAGTTGCACAAGAGTTACAGTATCCATAATCAGGTCGGAGTTTAACTTTCCTTCCACATTCTTCACATTTCTTCCAAACTGATTCTTTCTGAACGCGGTGATAAAACTCTACATCTTCTTCTGATTCTGTTTTATAATGACCAAAGTTATCATCGTAATAAGATGGCATAATTATTTCCTCCCAAACCTCTTCTTAATAATCATCTCAGAGAGTTCTCTAATAATATCATTCTCTTCCCACTTAATATTCTCTTCTCCTACATTCATACTTTTTCTGAAGAAAGTCCTCTTTCTTTCAACAATCTCAGTGAGCATGGAATCAACAGTCTGGTCAGCGATGAGATATGGGACTCTAATTGATACTTTCTTAGGATTTTTATCCTCATTGAAAAGGAAATCCTGAAGGTATGTCGGATAATCTTGATGAGTAAGCGGTCTTGAAAATCTAAGTTCTGCTTGTTCTTCATTTGCAGGATTCCATTGTCTTTCTAACATCATTGCGTTCTGACAGAACTGAATATTTAGTCCCTCTCCTGATGCTAGAGTAGAGGCTATTAAGATTCTGCATTGGGGGTCATTTTTAAACTTCTCAATAACTCTATTTCTCTCTTCTGGTCCTCTACCCCCAAATAATCGGAGAGTAGTTTTATAACCTCTCTCTTTTAGAAGTTTATCTAATCCTTCAAAAGTTTTAGCCGCGTCACCATTCTGAAGCATATCTCCCACATCAATATGATGATGAAAGATAGTTAATTTCTCTGCTTCATCGGGAGAATTTTCTAACCACTCTAATGCATCTTCTATTGCTATAGGAGTCTTAGCAATACCTGTAATATGCTTAAGGACCATTATCTGTGCTGCAATATTCTTCGGGTCTTCACCATCTATCATTGCAGCTTTGATAATATGAGCTACTCTTTCTTCCGCTTGGTCATAAGCTTTAGCATGTAGAGCTTCCATATCTACATATCTAATCTCTCGTCTAATTTTAGGAAGGTCCGGGAGAACTACATCTCTCATCCTTCTAATAACTAAGTCTTTTGTATACTCTCTGAAGACGGGTATATTTCTAATTCCGCCTTGTTTAATTTTTCCGGTTCTATTGTCAAGGTATGTTTCCACCCAACGATTTTTAAAGTTCTCATAACTCGGAAACCTAACCGGGTCCAACATATTAAGAACCGGAAAGTATTCAGAACCTCTATTCTTCCATGGCGTTCCGCTAAGCGGGATAAAATATTCTGCTTTTGATACCAGTTTTCTAAGTTCCGCGGTTCTAGTAGAATCTGGATTTTTAAAGTGTTGTATTTCATCAGCTACTACCGTCTTATACCAAATAGAATCTAACTTCTCACTACTCATATTTCTGAGAAGGTCCATTGAGATAATATAGAGTTTAATTCCGGGAAGAATTCTTGAGCGCGGATTCTCAATAATCTGTCCCATGAAACCAAATCCACACCATTCAAGAGCTTCTTTAAGAGCTTGAAGTTTAAGAGTAGTTTTGCATACCCAAAGAACAGGAGTAGTTACTTCTTTATGAGCAAAACAAAATAGTAAAGCTTGAAGAGTCTTTCCTAGTCCCGGCTCATCAGCTATTAATGCTCTACCTCCTGAAGTCTCAAGAAATCTAATACCCTCTATTTGATAAGGATAAGGTCTCTTTCCTGATTCTGTTACATAATTATCTAAGTCAAATCCAGAAGATTTAATAGATTCTGCTTTAACTAAATGTCCACATTTTAATTTAGTCCAACGGACCCCGGACATTATGATAGAAGATTGTTCCTCTGCCTGTTTACTACAAGTCGGGCAAAGTTTATTTACCCTATGAAACTGTCTCTTAGGTTTAGTCTCTGATGGTTGAATAGCTCTACCATTATCAAGATTAATATATGCTCCACAAGGTTTAGGGTCAGAAAGTCCTATCTCAATACATTTACTCTTCCATACTTCATTATGCCCATGAGAGTGACCAACTAGAGCGTGTCCTACCTCATGTAAGATAGTATCTCTTAAGTCTGCTTCCGAGCGCGTATTGAGATGAATTAAACTTAATTCTATTCTCTTTGAGTCATGCCAGCACCTTCCAATATATTTCTCTGATTTAGAAAATATTGTGCGCCATCCTTGTTCCCAAAGACTTTTAAATGATGTTGCATCAGTCCTTGCATCGAAGATTAATGTTCCTAATTTCTTTAATTGTTCATCGCACATTTCTTGTGCGTCATATTGTCTAACCATTATGTTGTCCTGAAACAATAATCCACTTAGCTCCACATCCTACAGCTAAGCAATGATAATGAATATGTCTTCTATACTCTAAGGAATAAATACAATCATCATTTGCTGGATTATGAGGATTACAATATACCACTTGAATTGGTCTTCTGTTACAATTCCAGCATGAATGTCTAAAGTTACTAAGATTGATTGTTTGCTTTTTGTGATTCTGTAAATAATTTTGCATAACCATTACTAAGCATCTTAAGATTATCTTCTAAAATGTTAATCTTCTGATTAAGCGTCTCAATCATTGAGAGAAGATTAGTAATTCTTTCACTTTGGGTTATATTCATTTCCCCTTGAACAGTTAATACCTCTCTAATTAGCTTATTCGATTCTGCCATTGTCTCTACTATTAATAGGACATCTTCAATAGGAACAGATAAGCTCATTTCTTTTCCTCAGCATTATCAGAAGAAGTCCCAACTACCTTATCAAACTCTCTTTGTTTCATTACCTTGACCATTTCTTGATATTTCTCAAGAGACATTCCAAAAGATTTAGCCTCTTTCTCCATTGCAGTTAGCTTAACCTTACTCGGTCCTTTAGCCGCCTGTTCTCTTCCCTTCGTTATAGAAGAGATATTATTCTGAGCGCGCTCATTAGCCTTTACCTTATTAATGTAATCGACTAGAGGAACGAGATTTTCTTTGATTTGGAATAGCATTACTTGGAGAAGTTCAATCTTACTTTCTACCTGCTCTTTACTTACATTAACTAGAGCAATAGCATGATGATTGAAAATGTCATTACGATGATTTAGAACATGGTCAGAAGAGGTAAATCTGAGAGGCTCAGGAATCTGAAGTAAATCGTAAAATTGAGTCAACGCGGGCGAGTCTACTCTTATCTCAGTCTTAACTTTCTCTAATTCTGCTCTTTCTACTCCTAAAACATTCTTAAGGAGAGGTTCATAACATTCTTCACAGATAAAATAGTCTTTCTCCCACATTCTAGTTGCGAGTTTAAGACCAAATCCGCGTTCGAGGCATGATTGACAGTATTTCTTACCATCATTAGGAGCTTTCTTATTGTCTAGAAAATGAGTAGGTTTAATTGTGCATACTTTTTCTTTATTACTATCTGGTATTAAATGAGGTTCTCCACAATCATCGCAAATGTAATGAGTAGGCTTTTCCTCTTTTATTTGGGGTTCATCGGTTCCTAGTAATATCTCAGGTTCAGGTTCTTTAATAGTTGCTCTTTCAGCTAAACTTAAAGAACCATTCCTCTTAGCAAAGTAACAAGAGGTGCATAGTTCCCCTGTTATATTAGGAGAGGTTACTTCCTTCTCTATCCCCAGAGTTTTACATTGATTACAGTTCATAAATTAGTTCTCTAAAGTAGAGAGGAAAATTCTTTGAGCTTGTATATTTTGAGAAGCTATTTGAGCTAACTCTAAACTGGATTGAGAAGCAACTATTTTGGCATCTTTAATATTATGTTCTCTACCTACAATAGTAAAAGTATTGTAGAGCACATCAAATCCAATCGAGGAACGTCTAATTTGGAACATTAGATTATTCCAATCCAAAAAGAATGTTCTTCTTCGTAATTAGGAGGATTATTACCTATTGACCAACTTAAATCAGTAGCTACAAATTCTCCTAATTTCTTTAGAAGTTTATTTATATCTGTTGATTTGAATCCCATTTCTAAATCACTATCTTCGTTTAATGAGGTGATGTAAAGATAATACATTTTAAACTCCAATCTTTGAGATAATCTACTAACAACACGTTATTCTAACGAATAGGTAGATTAATCTGGCCATTTCTTGAGAAATTTCTTTTGTTCAATCTCAATATTTTTCCTTAAATGTTCAATTTGTAATCTAAGTGCATCCCCTAATCCATTCCTATAACCCATTCTAATTAATGAGTCATTAGATTCTTTAGAGATAAAAAGTAAATAATCAACGCATCTGAGTTTAAGTTCTACTTGCTTTTCTTTCAGCGCGTCAATATCTTTTTGCTCTTCAGGATTAGCCATTAAAATACTCCCAAATAAAGTCAATATCTCTCTGACTATTAATCTGATAATCTTTCCCATTAATTGTGATAATCATCTTCTTTTCCTTATTAAGTCTTGAACCATAATAATTCTAACTTAAAAATATCATATAAGCTAGAGGTTCAAGTTCAGTCAACTATCAATCAAAGGTCGGCTCGGAGTCGGTCAAAGGTCGGTCAAGGCGGACCCCTCCTAAGTCGTTGACTCCGAAGGACTTAGCTCGCATACCCTCTCTCTCCCTAGTGAAGTATACCACCCTCTGCCCCGCCTGTCAACTACCCCTAGGGTGTATATGATAGTTCTTCTATATATATATAAAATTATATAAGACACCCCTCTAAGACCCTATCCAGAGGGGGTGTATAGGGGGGATATATGATAGGGGGGAGAGGGGGAGGGTATCTCGTAAGTCGTTGATGTAGTTAGGGTTAGGTATGATTAGGTTTGACCGACCTTAGTTCGACCTTAGACCGACCAAGGACCGATTATTGACTGAATATGAACTAAGAAATATATGATATTTAAGAATTATTGGCATTAGGAGAGATATTACTGAAATTGGGATACTGATTCCGCGCCTAATGGATATATTTGAAAGTGTAGCGATTCGATACTTTACAATCTCTTTACATTTTACAAATCATATATCGATAGGAAAGGATAAGGACGCGACCGATCGGGTAAGTTTATGATAAGACAATAAAAAACCCCAGAACCCTATTTCTAAGGCTCCGGGGTTAGTCTAACGTCCTGGGTTAGAGCTTACTTCGTGCGGAATATTTCGAGCGTATACTCAGCAGGAACCAAACCAAACTCCTGAAGAGTCCTGTGTGCTGTCTCATCAGAGACGTTCTTTGTCCGCATTGCATCTCGAATCATACGGGCGTAAGCATTACCCATTGATTCCTCAGTGAGCGGCTTATGCTGATTGAATACACTCTGATAGCGTCGGTTCTTCGATGAAACGCGAAGGCTATCATTGATTGTTTCCAGAAGCGCGACGACAGCCTTTCCGGTTTCCACAGAACCTTTCAGTGCTTCATTGATAAAAGCAATCTGGTCATCGGAAAGTTTCGCACCTTCGAGTCTAAGAGCGGAAACGAGAGAAGGAACGACGGGATACTTAAATCCTTCGCTATCGTTCTTGTAAATCTCTTTGCCGTCCTCGTCTTTGACGGTAATCTGAAAGGTTCCGATCCTGATTTCGATTTCAGGATATTCCGCGTGAGACTCTACAGCCGCGGCTACAGCTTCCTGATTCGAAACCTTACCAGAGAGCTTTTCAGTAACCTTGTCTGCGATGGTTTTCTTGATTCTCATTGTCGTTTCACCTGTATATGTTTGAGGTTTAAGATAAAGTATTTCCTTCAAGAGGGTAGAGCTAAAGCCTAAGCCTTAGTCCTATCATTGAGTGACGCGCCTTTATCTTAATCCGGCCCGCGCTGAAGGCCGCTCGTTCTACCGTTCCTGAATGGCGCCGCGAATGCCCGTCTCAGGATGAGGGAACATCAAGAGGATACCATAAGAGTCAAGACCTGAAACAAGAGAATTGTAAAATCTTTTGAACTGGGCACGCGCTGACCATCGCGGTCTAATCCTTTCCTCCCCCAAGCTCCATCCCTAAGAATCATTAACGGTCCCTACCCTATATGGCCTGCTAGAAGAGTCTCATCTGGGCTACTGCGCGTGAAGTGTGGAAAGCACACTAAGATTGCCCAAATATTAATTATCTTTTTAATTTTATTTTTTTTTTTATTTTACGGGTCCCATCTTTACTTTTAGGAAAGAGTCTCATTTTTATTCTTATAGTTATTAGAGTCTCATCTATCTATGAAACAAAGTAGTTAAAATAAATTATATCCTATCTCATCTAAATCCAGTTAGGTAATGCTAGGCCGAGATAAGGGCCGAGAAGGTAGCTAGGATAAGCCAGGCTAGGATATAGGTAGACTTAATCCCTGATTAATAGTTCAGCGCAGGATAAGGTCGAGCGCGGGCTAATAGGTCATCCTAGAGGCTCTCGTCTGAAAGTTCAGTTTATCATTTTAAATTACTATAATATTTTTAGTTTAGTTAATCTAAGAAAATATGATAAGAGATAGGAGGGATTGACTTTTAATCGGAGGTGTGATAAGATGAAGGAACCTAATAAAAATAAGCGGACTGAAAGTTCAGACTGAAAGTTCATTCTCTTCTATTATGATAACTAGACTATTGTTGAGTTATAAAGGTTAGAAGTGTAAAGAGATTCTTATGTTTATTATATCCTGTCTTAAATGCAGAAGAAGTTTTGGAAGAGTTGGACATATCTTAATGCATTGGATAGGCAGCGCGTGTAAAGGAATCGAGCAACCGGAGTTACCATTATGAATATTATAGTTCCTGATGAAGAACTTCAAGAAATTAGTATTGAAGATGCTATCAAATCTAATGATAAATCTCAGATTATTATTAAGGGAGAATTTCAAGGAGATAGAGGAAAAGGCAGAGATGAATTAACTAAAGAAATTATAGCTCATGATGCGATTGCTTTAGGAGCTAGTAGAGCAGCAGAAATTCATGGAATAGAAAAACCTTCAGCTTCTAGATATTCTAACGGTCATGATATTAAAGATGAAGATAGCAAAGCTGGAATATTAGCAGCGCGTCATAATATTGCAGATAAAGCGACCGCGAAATTAATGCAAGCACTTGATTTATTTGACCCTTCTTGTATTGAGAAGCATGTAGATATAGTCAAGTCAGCTAGCATGCTTGCTAATATAGTAGATAAGGTAACTGGTAAGAATAATCAAGGTAATGCGGTCCAATTAATTCTTCATGGACCTAAACAAATTAATATTAATAGTTATGAGGTAATTGATGTTTAAGAGAGTTCTTCTTCCTCAAATAATTATAATATTATTAATTTGCGCCATTAGTGTAGGATTAAAAGGAGAAGAAAAAGGATTAACTGAAATTCAAAAATTAAAAGCAGAAAATTTTAAATTAACTACTCAGTTAATTGCTTGTCAGAATAATCAAAATCAAGCAGCTCTAAAAAATGCACAAGCTGAATTAGTTGAAGATTTCCGTAAGACATTAGGAGCTAAAGATGAAGAAGTTTTTGATTGGAACACTCTTACTTTTAAGTCTAGTAAGTAGTGTTTCTGCTCAGACAACTATAAGCAGTTCTTCTCCCGCGATTTGGAATACTAGTGGGCAGGGTTCTATTAGTATTCAAGTTACTGGTATTACAGGGGGAGGAACTATTACATGGGCTTGTTCAGTAGATAATTCTACTTTCGTTTCCTATCTTCTAACTCCTGTAGGTTCTTCTACCGCAGCTGCTACTACAACTTCTAATGGTATTTATTCTGGGCCATTAGGACCATGTAATTCTTTTAGAGCTTCTATTTCAGCTGGTTCTGCTTCAGTATTTCAAAGAACTATCGTAGCTGTTAAACCTAGGTCCGTAGATTTATCTGGCGTGGGCACAGTTACATCTATAGCTACAACCTCTCCTATTACTGGCGGCACAATTACTACAACTGGAACTATTGCTTGTGCTACTTGTGCGGTTACTACAGGAACATTAGGACAATTCTCTGCAACTACATCAGCTCAATTCTTTGGAGTTATTAGTAATGAGACAGGAGGTAGTGGAAATGTTGTAGGAAGTGCGTCGCCTACTATTGACTCTCCGATAATAACAACCCTATTAGATTTAACCGCTACTACTGGAGTCAGGTTTACGGCTGCAAGTGGAGCACTAACATTAGCAGACCTAGCTGGAACTACTGAGAATATTACTTTAAGCTTAAGAACAGCTAATATTGCTACATTTAGTTCTTCTACCGGAGTAAATGACTATTTATATTTAACTGAAGAAGTTAAAGCATTATTGACTCTTAGGACGGCTGATAATGATACTGGTTCTATTGCACCTAATTTAAATCTTCAAAGGTCTAGAGGAACTACAGCTTCTCCAGCAGCAGTAATAAGCGGAGATACTTTAGGGGAAATTAGGTTTTTTGGTTATGCAAATAGCGCCTTTCAACAGCCCGGAGCTATGTTTGTTACTGTAGATGGTGCTCCATCAGGGAGCAATATTCCAACTTCTATTCATTTCAATAATAATAGTGGTTCTGGAGGAATAGCTCCTTTTCATATTAGCTCAAATAACAACGTTATTATTGGTCCTGCAGCTACAGGTGTAACATTAGCTGGAGCAGCAGGAGTTCTAACTATTGCTGGATTAAGCGGAACGCTTGAAAATTTAACTTGGGATTTTACTGTAGCTAATACTGTATCTGTTGGAACTGGAACGGGCGTTACCAAGATTGATTTTGGAACAATCATCTTAGAAGGAGCATTTAACTCCTCGGATGGTTCGGCCGGTATTACTGGAGCTAGTTGCACAGCTTGGAAAAATGGTCTTTGCACTTCTAGCTAACTATAATGTCATTCTTATTAGCTATGCAAAATAAAAGAGAGTATGATGGTGGCCAACCTTGGTGGGTTGGGTCAATTTATAAAATAGGAATTCCAGCAGCTATATCTTGTTATCTTATTTATTTTTTAGTTCAAAAAGTTGATACTAAACAAGATGAAATATTTAGTTTATTAAAAGCTCATAATAATGTTATGTATCAGCAAATGGAAGAAGATAAAAGACAAGCTAATGAAATAGAACGAAGTAATAAATTTTTACAACAAATTTGTTTTAGTGTAACCCCTAACAGCAGAAGGCAGGAGTGTTTCAAATGAAAAAGATTCTACTTGTCGTGTCTCTAGTTCTTCTTACCGTTCCTCTTTCTGGGCAAGTTATCTACCCTCTTACAATTATTGTAGGTTGGGATAGAAATCCTTCTACTGAAGCAGTTATTGATTATACATTAGTTCATAATAATGGAACTGGTAATCAAACATTTACTATTTTAGATTCTGCTTGCACTAATCCTATTGCAGACGGTCAATGTAGACAAGCTATTTCTGTTCCTGGGGCTGGTTTACAGACTGTATCAATAGTAGTAAGAAATTTATGGGGAAGTAGTGTGCCGGAAGTAGTTACATTTTCTGCAACTGCTCCAGGTAAAGCAAGAAATATTAAAATTCGTGTGGGAAATTAAATTATGTGAATAAAAAATTTTATTCAGCCAATAAAATTTTATGTCCTCATTGTGGTTCTATTCCAGCTAAGATAATTACATGTTGTTTATGTAAAGGTGAGAAGAGAATAATAACAAAGAGGATGTGGAGTTATCTTACTTGTGGGATTTGGGCTAGAAGATATTGCACTTGTGATGCTTGTAAAGCAATTAAAAAGATTAAATAAAGGAAAAATAAAATGGTTACAGCTACAGTTACAGGTGTTACAGGAGCAGGACAAAGTGTTACAAGTTTAGCTCTTAGTGGCATTACAGAAGTAATTATTAATCATGCTGCAGGAGCCATTTTTATTACTTATACCCCTACTGGAACTAATAGTAAAAGAGTTTTTGAGCTTATGTTAAGTGGGCTTACTACTGTTTCTTATACTATTTCTGGTGCTGATGTAGCTTGGGTGTTTAGTTAAAACTTGATATGGTTCAAGTTTTAGACCCTGGTAATGATTTTATCAGGGAAATTAAACCTCACCCGCGTCAGGATGATTTCTTAAAAATTAGTGATGAAATCTTTGAAGCTTTATATGGGGGCGCAGCTTATGGAGGGAAATCTTTCTTACTTACCCTCTTACCTCTTATCAGAGGATTTTATAAATTTAGAGGCTTCAAAGGTATCATTCTTAGAAGAAAGTTTCCTGACCTTGAAAGGGAAATTATTCGTCTCAGCAAAGAATATTACCCATTAACAGGAGCTACTTATAATGAAACTAAACACTCCTGGGAATGGAAAGAATATGGTTCATACATGGACTTTGGGCACGTTCAACATGCTCAAGATATTAAAATGTATGACTCTGCTCAGTATAATTATTGTGCTTTCGATGAACTTACTCACTTTGAAGAAGCTCCTTATTTATACATGGTTGGGAGCAGAGTTCGTCCGGGTTCTAGTTTTAACATTGCTATCGTTAGAAATGGAACAAATCCTGGCGGAGTAGGACAAACATTTGTTTATAATCGTTTTGTTAAGCCAGATGAAGGAGGATATAAAAGATTAGTAGATAAAATTACAGGATTATCGAGGATTTTTATTCCCGCGCTACCACAGGATAATCCTCATGGAATGGAGTATGACCCTTTATATTTACAGAAATTAGAAATTCTTCCAGAAGCGGAAAAAAGAGCTAAGAAATATGGAGATTGGCATGCGTTTGAAGGTTCAGTATTTCCGGAATTTAGGCCTATTAATATACCAGGTGAACCTGATAACGCAATTCATGTTATTCAGCCTTTTGAAATTCCTGAATGGTGGCCGCGCATCCTCAGTATTGATTGGGGAAAACGCGCTATGTGTCACGCAATTTGGGGAGCAATTGCACCAGATGGTAGAGTTTATATTTATCGAGAAAGAGGATGGAAAGGAAAGGATGTTCCTTATTGGGCAGCAGAAGTTATAGAATTATCTCACGTTGAACCTATAGTTCATTTTATTCTTTGTGGAAGTGCTTGGCAGGAACGTGGAGTCGAAACAATCGCAGAACAGGTGCAGAGATATTCTGGGTTGGTTCCTTCTTCTAGTGATAATTCTCCTGGTTCTAGAGTTGCAGGGTTACAGTCTATTCATGATTTTTTAAGGTGGCAGCCTAGAGAGCATTTATTAAAAGCTCCTGGAGATGTTTATGATTTAGATAAAGCTAATTATATTTATAGAAATTACGGAGAAGATGCACTTATTAAATATCGGAATATGTTTATTGATGAGGAAGAAGTAAGTAATCTTCCTAAATTACAGATTTTCTCTAATTGTAATATCTTAATTGAGACTATTCCGGTATGTGTTTATGATGATAAAAAGAGAGAAGATATTCAAGAGTTTGATGGGGATGACCCAATAGATAATCTTAGATATTTTTGTAAAGCTGTAACGCGTTATGCTTCTGCTAATGATGAAGAATTGAATAGAAGAAAAGCAGTTAACGCGGTGGTAGCTCAATATCAGCAAGGACAGGATACTACTAAATTATATCGACAGATGGAGCGATTAGAACAAACTCAAAAAACTCATCAACATGGTGTAACAAGAAGGTCGATATTAAAAAGGCGAAGAGGATGATTAAGACATTAAGAAAATTATTAAATTTACGAAGAGAGTGTCATGGATGTCAAATTCTTAAGGAACAACTGGAAAAGAAAAACATTGAAACTCAAATGTTATTGGATACGATTACTTCTATCTGTAAGCCAGCTGTAATTGTTCCTCAAAATTCAGTAAGTCAAGAACCTATTAGACAAGGTAAAGTAAGATGGGATGTAAGACGTAGGATTCTTGAAGCAAACTCTAGGAAAGCTGCAACAATTAAGAAAGAACATCCCGAAATTAGTGAAGATATTCAAAAATTAGAAGAAGAACTCGGATTAAGTGATGAAGGAAATCCAAATGGAAATGATATTGCTCCCGAAGGGGACGAATCAACGCATTAAACAATTAGAAAGTCAAAATCAAGTATTACATTATAATATTCATTCTGGTAGATGTATTCATATTAGTAATGAAGGTATTAAATGTGGAGGGGCTTCTAGAAAAGATTTGGCTAATGGTTGGTTATGCACGAAGCATCAAGAATATATTTTGATAGCTACAAAACTTCATGCGGTTAATTAATGCGTATTAAAGAGCTTAGTGATGACCTCAAACAAAAACTAAACTCTATAGTCGACCATTTCGATTTAGAGGATAGAGAGGTTAGAGAACGTCAAGTTAGAGAATGGCGTAAGCTTAAACTTTATTGGGCTGGTTATCAAAGAATATGGTATGACAATGTAGCACATGATTGGAGAGTTTATGACGAGTGGCAGAATTTAGAAAATGATGATGCTGATTTCTATGATAAGCCTATTAATGTTTTAAGGGCTTATATTGAATCTATTATAGCAGCATTATCTATTACAATTCCTAAAGTTTCTTGTGTTCCTAAAGATGCTAATAATTCCGATGATTTATTAACTGCTAAAGCCGGTAATAATATTAGTCGATTAATTGCTAAGGAAAATGAAGAATCTCTTCTTTGGCTTTATACTCTTTTTGTTTATTGCACAGAAGGATTAGTAGCTGCTTATCATTATTCTAAAGAAGATGAAAAGTATGGAACCTATACTGAGCCTGATGTAAAAGAATTTAAAGAAGAACATTATATTTGTCCTAATCCTGAATGTGGAGAACCTATTCCTACGGAAGATGTAGAATCTCCTATTATTGAAGAACAGAAGCTTTGTCCCTCTTGTCAACAGCCTTATGAACCTGCTTTATTATCTCTTCAAGAAGTTCCAGTTGAACGGGTTGTAGGAGAAGTTACTAAGAATAAGAAACACCAATGTATTGAAATTAGAGGGGGATTATATGTTAAAGTTCCACTCTATGCTAAGAAACAGGAAGATTGTCCTTATTTACGTTATTCTTATGAAACTCATTTTTCAACTGTAATTAAAGAATTTCCTCATCTCGCTTCTAAATTTAAGAAGAGTGGTAAGATTGTATCTTCTGCTAATACGGGAGATTCTACTTATGAAAGATGGGGAAGATTACCTATTCCTTATGTTTCAGATTATCCTACCTATACTCCTACAGTTACACATACTTGGTTAAGACCTTCAGCTTATTATGTTCTTTGTGATGATGAAGATGGTATTAAGAAGTTAAATAAATTATTTCC